TACAGCTACGATGTAGGTATAGGCTGTGTATTCTTTAGAGTCAAGCTTTAGCTCGTTCTTAAAATACCATTCTAATGCCATCCAGTAGAAAGCTAATTGTCTGTGATACTTGTATTCTTTAGCCTTGTCTTTAAATTCAGACATGTGGCTGGTAGTCTTTAAGTCTACCATGTAGATCTCTTTCTTTTCGTGGTCTATAATTAGTCTGTCTAACATAGATTTACACGGTAAGTTAAGTCCAGGGTATTCCCAATAAATTGCTAATTCGTTTTGTACGAATAGTTTATCGTTGTTACCAAATAATTCGTTTGTCTCATTGTACATGAGTTCTTTCGCTTTCTTGTGATCTAGGATTTTACTCTTAGTTGCACTCAAAATGTTCTGTACGCTATTTGACAATACTTCTTTAACTGGGCTCAGCTTTATATATTTTATATAGTTCTGATAATCTTTTGCTAAGGTTGTTGCTTTTTCAAGGATCTTCTCATCTGATTCTTTTGTTGTATAGGCTTTTTTATAAGCTTCAATAAGTTTTTCATCTTTAGTACCTTTTCTTTTTCTTGCGTATGTTTCACAGAACTCTTTTTGTTGAGAGCTCTTTGGTGTGTCATAATCAAAGAAGGTATAAAAGTTGTCAAACTCAAGTGGCTCTAAGATATACATATGTGTTTGTTGGCCTTTGAGAAAGTAACTTGGTGTTACTTCATCTACAATGCCATCAAGTTTATCTTTGTAGTATCTTGGTGATATTTGAAAGTATGAAAGAGAGGAGTTACTTATTCTTGGCTCCTTATAGTAATCTTTCATTATTTCTTTGAGACAAATTTGAATATGTTTTCAACCATGTAAGCGATTACTTCTGTCTTAGTTTCAATCCAAAGGATATCATCTGATACATACCAATCGTATACTTCTCTGTAGTTTTCTACACTATTCTCGTCTATCCAAACTTCTAGTTCAGTTCTCATTGTATTTTGTATTTATTAGGTTAATTACTTCGTCTACTTGTTTCTGATTTCTTGGCATATAAAGGTCTATGTCTGCATTTTTAGATTGTAGGTAACCTTTGAATAGTTTCCATCGTAAGGGGAAAGCATCATTCGGGTTTCCTTTTGTTTCTATAATAAACATTTTCTTTTTTATACCTGGGTAGTATCCTACGAAATCAGGTGTGTATGATATTGATCTAACAAGTGTGCGTTGCTTGCCAAAGGTTCTTACACCTTTAACTTTAAATAATTCATAGCTGTCATTCTCAAACTTGAATGATGGCACTAATTCATACTTGATTTTTTCGTACTGGAAGTTTATGTTATGTTCTTTTAATTTCTTGTAACAGTGAAGTTCAAGTTTGCTTTTAAATGTTATTCCATAGTATTCAAGAATGGTAGCGTTACGAACTTTCTTGTTCGGTGATGCTTTCTTCTTGTATTTCATTAAATAAATCTTTTAGTAGATTTATGGTTTCTTCTTCTCCCATTTCTTTACGGAAGTCACTTATGTCCTTTATATCGTACAAATCTAAGTAGTGCTTAGAAATGAACTTATAAGGGATATCGTGTTTCTCGGATAGTTTCTCTGCACCTTTTACTCCACCTTCATCGTAGTCAAAGAATATAACTATATTCTTAAATCTAGCTTTCATTTCCTTCATTATACTTGTGGGTATTGAAGCGTGTTTACTTTGTGGTGCTATAGAGGCGTATCCTAATTCACTTAAAACCATTACGTCTTTAAGGGACTTGGTTATAATAAGTAAATCTCCGTTGTTTTGAAGTTGTTCATATCCTTGTATGTTGTATCTTCCACAATTACTACGCCATTTATCTTTTTTGTATGTTGATAAAGGTCTATAGATTTTAAACTTGTCGAAAATCTTAAAGGCATACATTGGACAGTTTTTGGAGTAAATGAATGGTTGTAATATATCATTTATCCAAAATCTTTCTATGGGGTAGATATCAAAGTCTTTTAGGGTCTTTCTGGTTATACCATATTGTCCCCAATATTCATCATCTATCTTACTGAAGTTCTTTCGTTTGATGCCAACATGCGTTTTAAGGCTATTTAGAGGCGTTTTAAGCGACTTTCTCTCTTTGGTAGGTGTAACACCTTTCCCAGCGATCAAGTTATCCCAAATCTTTTCTAATGCCTTCCAATAAGTAAGGTTATATAATAACATTACAAACTGTACTACGTTACCTGTTTCTCCTGTAGCAAAATCTTTCCACATCAGATCTCCTGATGAATTAGATTTAAACAAACTCCAGGAAGGGTTCTTATCTTCTCTAAAAGGAGATGAAGTTGGCTTGTTTAGTTTAACTGTTGTGTTTAAGAAACAGTTATAAATCTGATGTTCGTCCACATAAGATAATATCTTTTGTAAACTGAGGTCATCAGTTACTTTTGTGGTGTCGTACATAATTTAAAATAAAAAGGGTAACTTATAATAAATAGTAGAATTCGATATCTACATGTCCACTTTACGTTTAATTCGTTGTGGCTGTTAACTTGGGTAACAATTAACTTTCCCTCACTAACTGGTCTAAACTTAACGTTATATTTATTATAAATTAACCTTTGAAAATATATTAGAATCCTAGTTCATCAAGAACTTTGTCAGTTTCTACTTGTGTTACATCTAATGCTTCATCAAGATCCTCAATAGGGTTCCTGGTGGAGATTTCTGTATCAGGTCTGTCTTTAGTCATTTTATCAATGGATGAGATTTCCAATTTGGATTTATCAAACGGGATGTCCATTGTTTCGATAAAAGGCACATAATTTGGTAAAGATGTGTAATTATTGTATGAATATACAACTTTTAGTCTAACTTTCTTTCCTTTATATGCTTCTCCAAGTAAACGTATGGTCTCTTCGCAAAATTGCTTGAAGTTTTCTACGTTAAGTACGTATTTTTCTTCAGGAATAAACTTAGTTATTATATGTTTTACTCTTTTTATCTGGTTTTTGGTTTTATTTTCGAGTTTTTCAGAGTCCTCGTCTCTTGGTTTCCATTCTGTATGTGTTAAAACTTTGTCATCTTTGGAAAATGTGAATACCATATACTCATTTCCTTCATTACTTACTTTGTATTCTACTCCAGTAAGTTCTCCGTTCTCGTGAATTCCGATATCTAGGAAGTTTAATCCCCTAGCTTCTGAATCTATGGTGGTATCTACTTTATACATTTGCTATTAAAATTTATTGGTTTAAAATTTTATTCATTCTATCAATAAAAGGTTGGTAGTCGTTTTCTAGACTGTCTTCTCCTTCATTTAAGAACATAGGTGGAGTTTTGGCTGAACTCTTACCGTCTGAATTAAGTATAATTGTGTATACTCTTTTCTGATCAATAAGTTTCATGTCGGCGAAATGAACGATAGTAAATTTACTTTCTATCATACCTTTCCACTCCTTGCCTTTTACCATTATTCTTCGTTCAACAGCACCTTCCTCAGTTTCTACCCATTCGTAGTGGGCTGAAACGATTATGTGTTTATTGTACTTTTGAATTAGGAATAACAACTTACCTATTTCTTCATTGTAGTAGTTCCATATATCAAAACCACGCTTGGTTTCCCTTGCGAATTTTAATAGACTGTCTACGTATGCCGAAAAACTATCAAGCACAACCACTTTAATGGCTGGGTTCTTTGCATATTCGATAAGTTTCTGATAAGTTTCTTTCCAATCTATAGGGGCACTATAGTGGGTGAATTTGTTAATGAACGGCAACGGCTTATTTTCTGCATTGATATAACCAGTTGTTTCAGTATCTAAATTTCTGAAAGCCATGGTTTTACCTTTGCCAGGCATGCCTACTAGGGCTACCTGATAAGGGGTTACTTTACTCATTATAATGTGTTAATTATTAATAAAAGAGTCGGTGTCTCTAGCTAGCGCTAAGAACTCTTGTGGAAGGAGTCCTTTATTATTTGAAATATAATATCGGACACCGTACTCTGTTTTTATATTGGGATGTAACTACTTAGTTGACTAAGTACCTACGGCCAAAGCGGTCTTCCTTTATGAAAAAGGTTCCACTTTCATGTACGATATGCTCTCGGCCATAAGCGTCAAGTATTATATCATACTGATCATAACCTATTTTAACCCAGTTGTGATGTACTGCTACATCTTTAATCTGAGCTGGTTTAGGTGTTGTGAAGCTTACAAAGTCCTGAAAACGGTTGTAATCAGACTTTTTGATTCCAGTTGTTGCCCTTGGTATGCAAAGTCCTTGTAGGAACGGACATGCTGCTTTTGGACAAGGTGAAGTCTTAGGAGCACGAACTGCTCTTTCAACTGAAATTTCGATTTCAATGGTTGGGGTATTATTACATACCTTTTTGTTTGCTTTGGCATAGTCTTCAAGCCTTCTTAAGACTTTGTCGAATTCGGTAGTTAGGTCATAAACCTTCCACTTCCTACTGTCTAAAGATGCTATTGACTGGATATCAGTTTCAACACGGTAATCGAAGTTGCAAAATAAAGATGCATCTCCAAAAACAATCAGTTCATTTGTCTTAATTGAAGAGATTGCTTTTTGTTGAAAAAGACCTGATTGTGCTGCTAAGCCAAGTTCTTTGGCCCTGCTTACAAGAGTCTTTACAAATAAACCATAGTTATAGTCTGTGTTCACTACAATAAATGGTTTCTTTTTGTCGTTACCGTTTCTGCTTACTTTACGTTCAGCAGGTGCTATGAAAGCTGAAAAATTTGATAAATCTATAAATGCTGTGTTTGTCATTTTTACTTACTGATTTTAGTTGTGTCAAATGGATTAGATTCTTCGATTGAATTGTACTTGAGGTTATTCACGAAACTAAGAATCTTTGGTTCGCCTTCCCTTACTTTTAAAAAGTGCATATATATCATTTCTTTTACAGGCAGATTGCTTGGTCCATATGTACTTATTCCTAAGAGTTCGGGTCTATGAAGAACGACAACATAATCAGAGGCTTGAAACACACTATCACCACCGAAAATATCTCTACGCATTGGATAATGCATTGAGGTATTGACGATTCGGTCAGTATTCTCGATTTCTCGATTCATCTGACTCACTTGAATAACCGTAGTTTTTCCAAGTTTCTTTACTTCCATAAATAATCGTTCCAGTTGGAATAATGTTTCCCTCTCAGCATCTCCTCCTTTGCCACGTGTAAGGAGAGTATGGTCGAGCATGACTATAAGCCATTTTTTAGCTGGTATGATTCGTTTAAGGAAGTATTCTATAGTGTTGCGTATTTCATCAATTGTACCAGGTCTGTCCACGTAGTAAATAGGGTACTTCTTGATTTTCTCTGCATGTTCTTTCGCTAGTTCGTAGTCTGTATCTTTCATTGCACTTGTTGGATCTTCCATCAAGTAACCACTGTATAATTCATTAGTGGTCTTCTTCATCTTATATGATAGTTTCCTACCTACCTGCCGTGAGGCAAGCATTTCAAAGTTGAAGGAGAGTACAACGAAATCCTCGGTTGGGTTGAGGTCAAATAAATCCGTTTCCAGACTATTCACGAACGATGATTTACCACTACCGCTTATTCCAGCAAACGTATAGATTGTATTGGGTTCAATACCTCCCATACATTGTTTGTTGAATTTTGTCCATCGAGTCTTAAGAGATTTGGTAATTCCTTTTCGTCTATTATCAATATAATTTAATATCTCGGTGGTTGGCTCAGCGATGTGTCTGTAGTCCAGTATTTTATTCGATGTCTTGTCCATAGCTTGCTGTATTATCATCCTGAATAGCAACCTGGCTATCTGCCAGATCCGCATAGGCCTTCCAAGATTCGGATGTGAGCCATGCAGGCATACGTTTGAAGAAAGACATCTGACCACGGGCCGTTTTGTCTTTGATTTCATGTTTAAGACAGTTTAAAATAAACTGGTGTTTCTCAATATTCATACGAATAATGTTGTGGTATATCTTTTTGCTCCGTTTCTGATCTATTCTTAAATAGTCGTAATCTCCATTCGGTCGTAAGACCTTTGTAGGATAAGCTTTGTAGAACTCTTCGAACGGATCATCGACAAATGATAACGTGCTACGAAACTTACTGGAGACCTTAATTGTGCTGAGGGCCAGCGGATCAGAGGGTGGATCGACTATGAGGCCTAGTTTGTGTAGAGTCCTACACACTTCTGGGAGACTCCCGTAGGAATCTGTATTCAGAAGGTAACCTCGTAATCGTCTTAGGTCGCCGTCATTCACCAATTTTAGAATTATAAAATGGTGGGCGGTAATTTGGTGTTTGTTAAGATAGTTAATATCTATTTCTAATAACATGTTGGTTACCTTATTAGTAGCCAGGTAGTTTTTAGGTTAGTTATGTTTGTTATGTTTTCTGACTTTTTTGTGTTTAACAATATATTTACCGTTGTGTTGTGTTACACTAACTATAACAACTTTGAACAGGATTTTTTTAAAAGATGGTAAATTTGATATTCTTCCAGTTGGAACTATCCAACCAAACAAACTCTCTATTATCTCAGCCTTTTCTTTTGGAGAAAGTACATTTTTAAATAAAGGATAAGCATGGTCTACTAGTTCTAGTGCTAATCTTAATTCTTGATTAGTAGGTTTATAATTTGAGAAGTCTTCCATTTAGAATAAAGATAATTGTTGGTTTATAATTTCATTGATTATTTTTTGAGTTTGGTTTATGTAATACCCATAATCGATATTGTAATCTTTGAATGAATCTTTATGAAAGTAATCATTAAAAACTGTTATGTTTTTATTTACTTCATATCGTTCTATTGCGTTGGTTTCTTTATCGATTTTTATAAGCATGCCACCAGTTATAGACACATAGTATCTTACAGATTGTTGTAATTGATCCTTTTGTAGGTTGCCATCCTTTATGTAATGAAATTCGTTTGTAAACTTTTTGTCAATTTTTTTGGCTGTACAGAAATCATAGATATCTTTGTGGTTTTTGATGGTTTGTTCTATTGGTATATTGTTTACAAAAAACTCATATAGTGCTATTGAAACTACTGGTTTATCCCAACCCTTGTTTAAGGGATCAGTTCCATTGTTAAATTTCTCAGCTGGTTTGTGTATAAATATACCTTTGGTTTTTACATCTCCGTTAACTTGTATTGCAATGTAATTATTAACGTCTCTCCTGATGTACTTTTTATAGTATGTGTACTCAAGTTCGTAGTTGGTGTCTTCTTCCCACTTCTTACAAATTTCATAATACTCTTGTTTCCTAGTAGTAGGTACTTGAGTTGTTATTCCATCTGTATTTGCAGAAAAGACTTTAAATCCGTTTAACACTAATTGTTCAATTAACATTAATAGATATAGTTGACCATTGATAGTTACTTGTAGGTTTACTATTGGGTCGTATAAGAATGAATATTTGCTTCTAGTTTTACCTATAGCAGCATTCATTATTAGTTTTAAGCCTTCTGCTCTTGTTTTATCACCTTCTCTTTTCCTTATGAGTCTTTCGTCTCTCATGGCTCTAAACTGCTTTAAGAACTTAGTTCCTAAGTGTTCAGGTGCAAGGTGATTGTTTATTACAGTTGCTGGGTACATAGACCCAATGTCTGCATCGATGATTAACATATCATCTGTTTCTTCAAATATTTCTCCAGAGTCTACAGAATGTATACCGCCAATTCCTAGTTTGTATGTCACACCACCAAAGGATATCTTCTTTTTATAGAAAGGCATTCCTTCATAGTATGTATGACCTAGTATTTCTTCTAATAAATCACTTAGGGTTTCTGTTTCAAATTTAATGTTTTTGAATACGACCCATTCAAATTTTATGAACTTACGTTCTGTTCGTAAATTCTTGAAGTTCTTTATTGGTAGTCCTGTTGCTTCTGAATAAAACTTCTCTAACAATCTATTTGCTATACCAGTGTCAGATTCTGTATAAACATCTACGTTATAAGTTTTAGACAGGTTGTGCCTAAATATTATAGCTTCTCTTAAATGTTCAAACAGTTTCTCTGTTATCTCAACATCATTTAAATTATACTTTCTGATTATATTTACTTGGTCACTTCTTATGTAACTGTCCCAATCAATTGGTAAGTCTTGTAGTTTGTGCCATTTCATTGATACACCTAAGAGTTTTAACCCTTTTTGATAACCACCTATTTTCATTAAGTCCATTGACTTAAATGGGAGATTATATTTGAAATCTGTAAAGTCATCCTCTATTATGAGTTTGGCTAATTTGTATATTTCAGAGGTTATTTCAAAGGCCATCTTGAATGTTAAATCAGAATGCTTCTTGTATATGAAGTTTAATAATTGATTATCAAAGTACATTGAATTATAACCTATTAACCACTTGTTATGGTCGTTTATAAAGGCGTATAATTCATCGATTTGGTTTGTTCCTTCAAATATGATAAATTCTTTAAGTTCTTTAGATTTTGGATTTTTAAAGATAACAGAAAAATAGTTAATGTATATTTCTATGTCATAAATCCATGTCATATTTGTGGTGTTAAAAAGACCTGAGAGCAGTTCTTATGGTATGCTACTCAGGTACTTTGGGGTTATATAATAGTTAAATCCTTGAATCTAACTAGTATCAGGCCATGTTGTTTAAAATTCTCTCTTAATTTTTTTGTGGCTTCAGCTTGATTTTTAGCATTCACTACTCTTTGTGTGAGTAGTAAGTGTCCGTCTTCAGCTATTTTATAAGCACAATCAAAGAAGTAGGTTTTTTCACAACATACTTGTATTAATCTTTTAATTACGTCTGTTGTCATAATCGTTTTGTTCTTTTAGATTTGATTTGTAAAACTTTTATGCTCTTGATATAAGCAGGTATTTCTTGAGTAACTTTACGAGTCATTCTTTTCCAAGTTTTCTTAAAGGTTTCAACTTTTGTTGTACCAAAGACTACATCTGTTTTAATTTTAGGATGTGTTCTTCTTCCTTTAGGATCTGGATTTTCTATCTTTTTATAGAAATCAAATGTTTCTTTTATGAATTCGTATTGAGGTTCGTTCCAAGATATAATTTTATCTTCTGTTTTTCTTACAGTTACATCTTTCTTTATGGTTTTAAACCTAGCTTCTTTAATAGGAGCTTTAGGATCGTAGATAGGACTACTAGGTTTTTGAGTAGCAGGTACTCTACCAATACGTTTCTTAACTTCAACAGTTTCTACTGTTTCAGTTGGTGTTACGTTAAGGATTTGATGTTTTAAGAATGGACTACCAGGATGTGCATAAGGTTTAGATGTTTCATCATATAATCTTCTTTGCTTCCTGTTATATCCACTAAAGGTTTCTTTAGGTATACCATATGCTGTAATGGTTCTCTCAAAAGTTTCATAGATTGGAATTTTCTTCCCAGCTTTTGTTACTTTTAATTTTCCATTTTTACCTCTTTCAAGACCTTTATAAACTTTGTCAGTCACAGTATGTGTAAACTTTTCAAGTTTATCTAATGAAATGGATTTACGTTCTTCTCTCTGAAGTCTTTCCTGCTCTTTGTAATCAAGTTTGGTACACATTGTGAACCATTTCTTGCAGTACTTTTCAGCTTTCCATCTTGGAACTTTGAATCTTTTCT